GGGCACAACTGGCGGACGAGCACGATCGGCAAGCAGCGGCACGTTCTCTACGACACGAACGCATGGAAGACGTTCGTGGCGTCCCGGCTCAAGCTCCCGGCCGCCGACCCGCAAGCGTTCACGGTCCACGCTGGCTCGCACGAGATGCTCGTGGAGCACCTGTCGGCGGAGGCCCCGGTTCGCGTCGAGTCGAAGATGCGGACGGTGGACGAGTGGAAGCTGATACCGGGCCGCGACAACCACTGGTGGGACTGTCTGGTCGGGGCCGCGGTGGCCGCGAGCTACTCCGGCGTGACGGCCGTGGGGGCCGAGGTGGTCAAGCCCGTGCGAAAGGTCATCACCCGCGAGGAGATGGCGGCCCGCCGTGCGGCGATCATGGGCAAGATGGGCAGATGAACCGAGGTTGACACCTGTTCACCACCGGGCAGACTGCGGGAGGTTCGATGGTCTCCCATTCTGAAAGGAGTCTCTGATGCGTTTTCTTTCGTTGCTCGTGGTGCTGCTCGCGTCGTCGGCCGTGGCCCAGGACACGGTGATCGTGAGCCGTCGCCCGGTGACGGTCGTGCAGTCGTCGGCCCAGGACGCGGCCGTGGTGCTGGCCCGCCGCGGGGCGCTCGTGCATACCGGCTGCGGCCAGACCGAGGGCATCGGCTTCTCGACCGTCTCGGCCGAGCACGCCAAGCGGTCGTGTTGCTACTGGGGCCGGCGGACGCCGACGGACATCGGCATCGCGTGGAGCCCGCTGCGTCGCGGCTGGTTCGCGGTCGTGAGGTATCGCTGATGCACGACTTCTCGCCGGTCACCGCCGTGCTGGTGTTCGCAACGTACGTCGTCATCGACGTGCTCTACGCGGCATACATCATCGCGGTCGGTGACCGGCGGGCGGTCCGTGCCGCGGCCCTTTCCGCGGTGATCTACTCGCTGCTCGCGTACGGGGTGGTGACGTTCTCGAAGAACATCGCGTACCTGGTGCCGCTGGCGGCGGGGGCGTTCGTGGGCACGTACGTGACGGTGCGGTGGCGGCGATGAGCGACGACATCGTGTGGAGGCTTCGCCGATGGGTGGACCGCGAGATCAGCGAAGATGATCCGGCCGGTGCCATTTCTGCGGCCATCGACGAGATAGTTGAGTTGCGTCACCGGCTCGCGGAGCTAGGGGCGATCGTGCGAACTTCGCGGACCAGAAAAGAGGCGACCGAGGCCGCCGACCGGCTCGCGCCGATGGACGTGCGTTCGCTGCTGCTGAATGGGTTTCATCAAGTCGATAAGGCGTGGAGGTCGCAGTCGCCGAGTCAGGTTTTGTCGCAAGAAAACTTGACGCTCTCCGACGCGGAGCGGGAGGCGATTGCGGTTGCAAGGCGGTGCCTGTTGCCATGCCACGAGGACTTCGACGCCACACTACGCGCGTTGCTGGAACGGTTGGGCTGAGAACGCCAGCGATCAGCGGCTCGTCCGCTGCATCGCGTGGTTATGCCGGATAGGAGTACAAAGGAGACAAGCATGAGCGATCCCAGCACTGATGTGATCCGCCGAGTGTTTGACGAAAGCGGCAAGCATTTCGTTGAGGTCGGCCCGTTTCCCGATGACCCTGGATGCGTGGAGTTGCGCACAGTGCCGGGCGAGGGGAGCGACGAGTGGTACGGCAAGTTGAGCCTGTCCATGACGCCGAGACTGGCCCGCGAACTGGGGCGAGCCCTGATTGACGCAGCGAGCGACTGCGAGAAGGCATAACCAGTGTTTCTGCGGTTCTCGATAGCAGCCCCCTTGCCGCATATCACCCCGCCGATTCCGCGCCGCACGGCCGCGTGACGCTCGCCGCCGCCGCTATCAGTGCCGCATAGCACACCCGTCGCCCCCGGCGACACGACGCGATTTCATGTCGCCGATCGGGTCGAAGGGCGACAGGTCGGCAGGGGTAAAATGGCGGTAAGGAGACCCCGCCATGCCAGCGTATCTCGACGAGCAGTTCTTCGACGAGCTGGACGACGAGATCAACGCGGCGGATCAAGTCATCTGGATCGAGTGGCTCGACGGGCCGATCGGTACGTGAACACTGGTACACTGTTGGTAGGGACGCGAATCCCGCGCCCCTCACCGGAGTGTGGCAGTGGCGACGACCGACGAAGTGCTCGACGCAGTTGCGGCGAATCTCGCCCAGCCGAAGCGCGCCCGCACCGACGCCGGTGAGGTCGAGCAGCACGACCTCGACAAGCAGGTCGCCGCGGCCCGGTTCGTGATCGACGCCCAGGCCCGCACGGTCTCGCCGTTTCGCTCGCTGCGGTTCGCGCAGATCGAATCCCCGGGGGCCAACGGCTGATGGGGATTCTCTCCGGACTGCTCGGGCCATCCCGGGCCACGATGCAGAGCACGATCGCGACCCAGCAGGCCGCGATCGCGACGCTCGTGCGTGCGAAGTACGACGCCGCACAGACCACCGACCTGAACCGCCGGCACTGGGCGCTCGCCGACTACTACTCCGCCGACGCCGCCCTCTCCCCGGCCGTCCGGCAGCGGATGCGTGCTCGTGCCCGGTACGAGCTGGCCAACAACTCCTACGCCGCTGGCATGGCGTCCACCTGGTCGCACGACCTGGTCGGCACCGGCCCCCGGCTCCACCTGGATCTCGGGCCGGACGCCGACTCGGAGCTGGTCCGCCGGATCGAGCTGGCGGTCTACGACTGGTCGGTGAACATCGACCTGGCGAAGAAGCTCCGCGTGGCCAAGCACGCGCGGGTCGGCGACGGCGAAGTGTTCGGCGTGCAGGTGACCAACCGCTCGCTCCGGGGCGTGCAGGTGGACCTGCGGCTGATTGAGAGCGACCACTGCGTGTCGCCCACCGGCTTCCCCACCGAGACCGACGTGGACGGCGTCGAGTTCGACGACGACGGCAACCCGGCCCGGTATTGGTTCACCCGCAACCACCCCGGCTCGCTCACGCCCGGCTGGACGCTCGACGGCCGGTGGCACGCCGCCGACAAGGTCCACCACTGGTTCCACGCGACCCGCCCGGGCCAGCACCGCGGTGTGCCGGAGATCGCCCCGGCTCTCGAACTGTTCGCCATGCTGCGGCGGTTCACGCTCGCGACCGTGACCGCCGCGGAGACCGCGGCCGACTTCGCCGCGATTCTCAAGACGACCATGCCGGCCGACGGCGGCGGGGCCGCGTCGCTGGAGACGCTGGAGACCATGCCGATCACCCGGGGGATGGCGATCGCCGCCCCGGACGGCTGGGAGCCGGTGCAGATGAAGGCCGAGCACCCGACGAGCAGCTACGACTCGTTCGTGCGTCGGCTCCTCAACGAGATCAGCCGCTGCATCGACATGCCCTACATCGTGGCCGCGATGGACTCGTCCACCGCGAACTACTCGTCGATGCGGGGCGACTACCTGGTCTACCGCAAGCGGATCTCGGTCGAACGCAACGACATGGAGCGGGTGTTCCTCGACCCGCTGCTCGTGGCGTGGCTGGAGGAGGCCGCCCTGGTGCCGGGTCTCATCCCCGACGGGCTGCCGCCGGTCGCCGAGTGGAACTGGACTTGGACGTGGGACGGGTTCGAGCACGTAGATCCACTGAAGGAGGCCGACGCCGAGGCGGCCATGCTCGCGGCCAACACGACGACCATCGCCGAGGTCTGCCAGAAGCGCAACAAGGACTGGCGGCAGGTGCTGCGGCAGAGGGCCGTGGAGAAGACGCTGGAGCGTGAGTTGGGTATTTCGATGGGCGAACCCGTCGCGGCCGACGCCGGCGACACCGACATCGAAGCCGCCGACGGCTACCGGCCGCCGCAGGCCGCAAGGTCCGCGGCCCGGCGCGGCCTGGAGCTGCGATCGAAATACGGCCGCGGCGGCACTGCGGTGGGCATCGCCCGGGCTCGCGACATCGCGGGCGGCCGGTCGCTCCCGCTGGACACGATCGCCCGGATGGTTTCGTTCTTCGCCCGGCACGCGGCCTACAAGGACAACCACGGCGAGGATCCGCCCTCCAACGCCGAAATCTCGTGGCTCCTGTGGGGCGGCGACGCCGGCCGGGCGTGGGCCGAGCGCATCTGGACCCGCGAGAACGCCGACGAGGAGCAGACCGCATGACGAACCGCATCACGCTGTCCACCGACCTGCGGATCGAGGCCGCCGAGGGCCGTGCCCCGACGTTCGAGCTGGTGGCTTACACCGGGGCTGCCATCCGGCAGACCTGGAGCCGGTCGCCGCTGGTCGTGGACCTGGCCGGCATGGACACCGCCAAGGCGTCGATCCCGATCCTGTGGTCGCACGAGCGGACGCTGGACGCCGTGATCGGCAGGAGCACCGAGATCGTCAACGACGGCCAGCAGCTCATCATCCGCGGCGAGCTGCTCACCCAGGGCGAAGTGCCGGAGAAGATCGCCCAGCTGGCCCGGGCCGGCATCCCGCTGCAGGCGTCGATCGGTGCCGACGCCGCCAACATCGAAAACGTCAACGCCGGTGGGTCCGTGACCGTGAACGGTCGCGACTTCACCGGACCCGTGTCTGTCGTTCGTGCTTCCGATCTCCGGGAGACGAGCGTGGTTCTGTTTGGTGCGGACGCCAGAACGTCCGCGGCGATCGCCGCCGAGGCGAATGAGGTGCTTACCATGAGCGACCAGCTCAACGAGAAGCCCGTCGAGGCCGCCGTGCCGCAGACGGAAGCCCCGGCGATCGTCGCCGTGGAACAGAAGCAGATCGTCGAGGCCAAGGGCACCGACGGCTCCAGCGCGGTGACGGCCGAGTCGGTCGCGAACCTCGTCCTGGAGAAGCTCCGGGCCGAGCGGCTCGCGGACGTTCGGGCCTCGCGCCCGGCCGCTCCGGCGGTCCACGTCCAGGCCGAGCGGGCCGACAGCCCGCAGGTGATCGAGGCTTCTCTGTGCCTCGCCGGCGGTCTCGCCAACGTCGAGAAGGTCTTCGACGCGAAGACGCTCGAACTGGCGGACAAGCGGCGGAGCCAGTCGAGTCTCGGGGAGGTGCTGGTCGAAGCGGCTCGGGCCAACGGTTACACGGGTGGCAACCGGATCAACGCCGGCAACATCCGTGAGATCCTCGCGGCCGGGTTCGCGACGCACAGCATCGCGAACGTGCTCGCGGCCACGTACGGCAAGTTTTTGCTCCAGGGGTACAACGCCGTCGAATCGACGTGGGACATGATCGCTTCGATCCGGTCCGTGAGCGACTACAAGGCTGTCACCGGCGTGCGGCTCAACGGTGGGTTCGACTTCGAGGACGTCGGCCCGACCGGCGAGCTCAAGAGTGCGGACGCCAGCGACGAGACCCGGACGATCCGGGCGAAGCTGACCGGACGCATGTCGTCGATCTCGATGGTGGACATCGTGAACGACGATCTCGGGGCTCTCACCCAGGTTCCTGCTCGGCTCGGTCGCGGTGCCGCGATCAAGCTCAACAAGGACTTCTGGACCGAGTTCCAGGCCAACAACAGCACGTTCTACCGTGCGGAGTCGGCTGCGGCCGGCAACGCCCTCTCGATCTCCAGCCTGCGGACGGCCACCGCGTCGTACCGCAAGCTCACGGATCCCGACGGCAACCCGCTGGGCATCACCC